CCATATCAATTACCCCTTTTGGTCAACATTGCGCTGGCGATCTCCAGCATGAATTTTACCTGTTGAATGTCTTGCGGTGGCTCTGCCCACCCGACCGTAACCTGTCCAACAAAGCGGTGGCTGTCTGGCGGTACGCTGACCCGGCAGGTAAACGTCACACCCTTCTCCAAGTACCACAAGCCAACCTCAGACTGAGCATAGCGGTAGTCCCCACAAGGGATTTCGTTGGTCATCAGCTTGACCACATCCGCGTTGTTGGCAGAGTTCTGGCTGAACAGCCCCACATCAATGTCTTCAATCGTCTTATCGCGCCCGTCCTTGGTGTAGGCTTTGTACAGCACCCGGCTGTTGAACAGCGGGTTAACCTTAAACACAGCCACCACGGTTGCGCCTGTCTTTTTGAGCAGCATGGAACTGGCATCGTCAGCACGGGCATGGTTGATCTCAGGCAGCTTCTTCGATTCCTTGTAAGCGTCAAACATGAAGGTCTGGTTCTGCCACAGGAAGTACCCGGCAAAGGCCACCACACCCATGATGAGGATGGCAAACAGCTTGAACGGGCTGTCTACATAGGTCAGCACCTTGTCAATGATGGACTCAGGCTTTTCACTCATCTCAGATGCTTCATGTAAAGAACGATGCCGCCCACCAGAAGGCCAGCAAGAACGATTACTCCCAATCCGATGGCTATGTATTCAACCATGTCTTCAAGCTGCTTCTGCCGCCTCTTTGCTTCTCTGGCGGCTTCTTCCTTGGCTTCCCTGCGCCTACGGGCAGCAGCGGCTTGGAACTTCTGCCAGTCTTGCCACATGCCGGGTCTGCCTTCGTAGACCATCCGTTCACGCAGCTCCACTTCTTGAGCGTTCAGTTGCTCCAGCGCCATGAATTCTTCCATGTCGCTGCCGCCACCCTTCTTGGTGGCTCTTTCTTGGATCACCGCCTTGTTGTCAAAGTAGTCGAACACCCGCGAGCCGAGCGCAGACAACTCCTTGCCGTTGGCTAGGGCTTGCTTGATGACAGAAAACGCCGCGTTCGCGGCCATCAACTCAACAATCACAGCAGCACCTCAACAAACACTTTGGCGCACCAAACCACCAGCCCACAAAGGAGGGCCGCAGCGATGAAGCTAACGGCCCAATCTTTCATTTGAGTTTCACGTTTTGCCAGATGATGCCAGCAGCGGCTACAAGACCACCGATCCACAGGATAGGCTTGGCGAGCTTACCAAACCACTCCAGCACCGTGAACGCGCCTTGAGCAGCCTCAAACGCTTTGACCACGCCTTCCGTATTTTGCTCAATGCGGTCTACTTTGGTTTCGACAGCAAGCAAGCGGTCGTAGATTTCACGGTGGGAGATGTCGGGGATCATGTGCTAGTCCTTACCACGGAGTTCCAGTGGCTGTCACGGGGTTCTTCTGCAACTCAATGTTCTGAGCCAAAGCAGCTTCGGTAGCGTCTTTTGACACACCGCTGTCCCAGACCCACTGCAAAACTTCAGATTCTGTAACATCAGCGTAAGGCACGGTAGGACTGCCATCAGCCCATGAGCAGGTTGAATAGATGGAGGCTGTGTAGTCTCCGTCAACAGCATTGCATTGCCAATGCCCGGTTGTTATGAAGCCTGTTGCCACATCGTAGTTTGTGGTCGAGATCGTCCAGTTGTATGCGATTGTCATGATGAGTCCTTTCGGGGGTTAAATGTTTGCGGCTGCAAGTCGAGCACGGAGACTTTGGATTTCGGCCCACATTACAGGGATAAGGGCGCTTGCATCCATCTGCTGATACACAGGGTTGCCATCGGCATCCACAGCATCTTTCTCGCCAGTGTGAGCATATAACGGTGTTTCGTGAGCAATAAACATTGGGCGCTCTTGTGTAGCGCCTTTCATCTTGCCCATGTACACGGGCGTGGAATCAATGATTGCGCCGCTGTCAGCCACGGGGCCAACGATGTCTTTGGCTCGGTAGTCAGACGTAGTGTTGTAGGCAACAAGGCCAGCGCCACGGTTGTAACTGATTGAGCCTCTTTCTGTAGCCCCATCCGTGTAAAACTGAGTTAAAGCATTGTTGCCTGTTGTTGCTGAGTTCCACAGAGTAAGAGTCGCCGCACCAGAGCCAGCATCATTTTTAAAGATTGCAGTACGAGCCGATGCGCCAGAAACAGAAACATGAAGTCTGTCAGCGGTTGTAGAAATAACACTCGTAGTCCCCACCAGCAAGTTACCGCTGGAGTCGATACGGGCGCGTTCGGTGTCTCCGGTAATAAAGACCAACGGATGAGAAGTTGGAGTCCCAACATTAACTTGAGTGCTTACGGAATAAATAATTCCGCGAACTGATTTGTCGGAATTTGATACCCAAACAGCGCCACCAGCAGATGTGCTTTTTCCTACAACCTCTAGGTGCGTATAGCTGCCGGAAGATGGCGGGCTTGTAGTCCCCACCCCCAAATTCCCACTCGCATCCAGTGTCATCGCCTGAGTAAAGCTAATAGCGTTACCTGCTGTGCCGGAGGGGGCGGTGGCCCATGCGTGACCACCAGAATATTGCTGGTAGTAACTTGCAAAGCCGTTGCTGAAATACCTATTGCTTGTTCCGTCAAAGTAAAAGTTGGAGCCAACAATACTGTTGTTGTATCCGTACTCAAAAAACGATGAGCTACCACGCTGAAACGCAGGCAGTCCAGCACCACCCCAAGCACTCGGAGTAACCCCCAAGCCGAGGTTGCCGGAGGAGTCGAGGCGCATACGTTCTGTGGCCGATGTGCGGAAAATCAAAGGCATTGCACTTTCAAGACTTAAAGCGCCGTAGCCAGTGTCGGAGATGATCCTCATGTCTGCTTGACCTGTCATTTGGACTTGCAACTGCGTAGTAGCGGCCCCAGCTACATGAAGTCTGTTTGCTGGCGAACTCGTCCCAATACCGAGGTTGCCGGAGGAGTCGAGGCGCATACGTTCGGTGTTGTTAGTGCCAAATCGCAATGACCCTGTGGTGTATTGCTGAAAGACACTCATGTCATACGGCGAGTTGTTGTCAAAATAGATTTGACCGTAGGTGGTTCCACCGTTGGCAAAGTTAACGCCTGTTTTAATTGCACCCGTTCCGTCCGCAGTGATCTGCGTCATTGCAGTGCCAGAATATGCGTGTACCCTTGCTAAAGGCGAACTCGTCCCAATACCTACGTTGCCACTTCCATCAATTAAAAACGGGTTATAGCTAAAAGTTGCATCAGTAATTGCAAAGTTTGGCGTGCCAGCCACAATCCCAATGTTGTATTGCCGTTGGCCACTCTCCAAGAAGCGCATACGGCCATCATTGATTTGCAACTTCTCAGCAGGCGAACTCGTCCCAATACCCACGTTGATGCCACTTGCCGTGTATAGGCTTGTGCTGGTCAGGCGCATTTGTTCGGAGCCAGCAGTTTGAAACCGCATTGAGTTGTTTGAGTGGTCATAACTCAAAGCGCCAACAGTGTTGCTTGCTGTATCACCAAAATACAAAAACCCAGTGTGGCTATCGTTGCCAGATAAGATCAAAACGCCATTGTTGTCGGGGGCGCTTACGGTAAGCCTGTATGCAGGGTTGGTCGTCCCAATACCGAGGTTGCCGGAGGAGTCGAGGGTCAGGGGTGTAGTGCTGCCCGTTACATCACGGATGCTGAAGTTGGAGTTGTTTGCTCCCGGCAGTCCTCCAACTAATTCCCAAGTGCGACCACCAGAGCCGCTGTTCTCAAGGCGCAGTCTGACGTTTGCTTGATCGTTACCAATTAACCGTGCAGTAGCTGCGCTGCCGCCTACTGTGTTCACATCCAACTTATAAGCTGGCGAACTCGTCCCAATACCCAGACCTGTGCTGGTCAGGCGCATTTGTTCGGAGCCGTTGATGGCATAAACAAAGGGCTTATTGCCATCGTTTGTGAAATACATTGACGCAGAAGCAGCATCAGCAACGATGGCAGCAATCTTTCCAGCAGCGCCACCAAAGAACTTTAAAGTCGGGCCAGTACCGTCTGCGTACAGACTCATGTATTGGTCTGTAGCCGCAGCACGAACCACATTGAAGTTCGTCCCATCAAACGTCAGCGCAGACCCAGTGGTCAGGACTTTGCTGCCGTTGGCAAAAGCAACACCATTAGCGGTTCCTCCAGACAGGGTGACATCGCCAGAAGCAGACAGCGTAGTGAATGCGCCTGTAGAAGCCGTTGTAGCACCCACAGTGCCGTTGATGTTGATGGAGGCTGTGCCTGTCAGGTTTGTCACCACGCCCGATGCTGGAGTGCCCAAAGCCGGAGTTACCAAAGTGGGGCTATTGGCAAACACCAAAGCGCCTGTGCCTGTTTCGTCTGTGACGGCTGCGGCAATTTCTGCCGATGTAGCTTGCAGCGTGTTGCTTGCAAGGTTAATAGTTTTGTTAGTCAGTGTCTGTGTGCCAGTTAGCGTTGCAACAGTGCTATCAATTGCAATCGTGCGGTTGGCAGATAGATCACCACCACCCGTCAAGCCTGTTCCTGTGCTAATAGATCGTGTTGTAGGTGGTGCGCCAACGTCAGCAGCGTTCAAAACCACTGCACCGACATATCCGTTAACGCTTGCCACGCTGTCGGTGTTGTCAATCTTTTCCCAAGCAGTTCCGTTGTAAATTGCCCAATCACCCGGCAACCAATCAGTAATGCCGTTTAAGTTTGTTGAACCAGCAACAGACACAACGTAGTAGTAGCCCTTTGACCCAACGCTAGAAGTCAATGTAGGCGTGTTAGTCGATGCGTTCCAAGAGCCTTGATAGCTGACCCCGCCTTGAATGCTTGCAGGGATTTGAGACAACGGAACAGTGCCACCAGCGTCAAGCGTAGCAACACCCAAAGCCACGCCAGCGTTAAGCACAGACGCAGTGCCAAGGCCAGATACTTGTGTGTTTGCAATTGCAATAGGCGTAGCAGCAAGCGCAGTCAATTGACCCTGTGCGTTAACCGTTGCTGTCAGTGTGTTGCTTGCAGAGCCAAAAGAACCTGCTGTAACCGCTGTGTTTGTGATTGACAGCGTTCTGTTAGCCGACAAGTCACCGCCACCAGACAATCCAGTTCCAGCAGTAATCGTGGTTGCAGATGCCGCAGCGCCAAGGTTTGTTCGCGCGCCTGATGCGTCACTTGCACCAGTACCGCCATCCAAAACAGCCAAGTCTGTGATGCCTGTAATCGAGCCGCCAGTGATAGCAACGCTGTTTGCATTCTGAGTTGACATCGTACCCAAGCCAGAGACTTGTGTATTGGCAACTGCAATAGGTGTTGCCGCCAACGCAGTAAGCTGACCTTGTGCGTTTACAGTAGCCGACAACGTATTAGATGCCGAGCCGTAAGCACCCGCTGTCACCGCTGTGTTAGCAATGTTGATGGTGCGGTTAGCCGCCAAACTACCACCACCTGACAGGCCAGTGCCAGCCGTGATGGTTGTGTCTTGGTTAGCAGCATTAAGGTTAGTCCTAGCATTTGCCGCAGTGGTTGCGTTAGTGCCACCCAAGTTAATAGGCACTGTACTAAGACTGATGTTTGCACCAGCAACAACAATAGGAGCCGTACCAACGTACTGAATAACACCAACAGGGCCAACTGTTTCAGTCGTGCCATCAGAAAACGTAAATTCCAAATACAAGGCATTGTCAATTTCAACAGGCTCAACGTCTGTAATGCCACGACCAGCAACGCCACGATCAATCCGAACAATCAGATTGTTACCATCAACAACAACAACTTTAGAGACAGCCATTTTTTTCCCCTTAAACAACAACAACACCGTCCGAACGTACCAAGAACATCAAGAAAATGATGTTGTCTTCAGCAGGTGTAGGACTGTTTGCAGCAAATGCGATTTTGATTTTTCCTGTAAAACAAACAGGGTTTTGTGCGTCAATGTTTAGTTGCGGGTCTGAATTAATCAAGTTCCACACCGTGTCGTCAATGACCAACGTGAAAGAGCCAGCAGCGTTAACTTTGTTGCTGATGGTCAAATTGATTGCTGATGGTGGCGGCGAATAATTCGCAACATCAAAGGACAGCCCGTTGCGGGTGTCAATCAAGTTGGATACCTGCCTACGAACAATGTCAGCCGTGATGGTGGCTGTTGACAGATTGATTGGCTGATTGTCAATGTCTAGAAGTGTTAAGTTCCAGTACCAACGCTGGTTGTAGACGAGTTCACCCGTGATTAGGGGATTGTCAAAGCCAGAAATTTGGCTGATTACGTTTTTAGAAAAGAGCGCGATGATTTTACCCTGCCTTCCGAATAAAACTCCAACCGCTTTGTGGCGGCAGAAATTTGCCATTGACTTCACGACCAGAACATTTGCGTCTAATGGTACTTGCAAAAACGCTATGAGCTTTAGCTGCTTGTGTTGCAGTATCAAATGTTCCCAATGGTGTTACATAAGTCCCAACGTAACGAGAAGCATCAACACCAAACTTTCCAAAGTTGGGATTTTCTTGGCCGTACATTACATTGTTGGCATAACCGCCAGCAGCAATGTTCCATCCAATATTGCGTTTTGAACGAAGTTTTGCTTCCAGTTCAAAGCAATAGTCAATTGTGGCTTCGACTAAAAGATCAACAACTATGTTGTGCCAGATGGCTTTAAACCGATGCTTGTGATTGCGTAAGCGTGCAGTAATGTCGGATGCCGCACCAATGTAGCCTTCCGTCAAAAAGTCTTTGTGTTCTGGCAAGTGCAGCCAATAAACATGGGCCATGATAGTTTCCTGTACTCAGGTTTGACGCTCCCTATGTACTCACAGGGCTACGGGTCTTGTCATGTCTTGTTGAGATTATCTCACTATTTATTACCAGCGCAACAAGACAACACCAGCACCACCGCCGCCTCCACCACCACCAGCAGTACCTCCGCTGCCGCCAGAGCCTCCTGAAGCGCCGCTAGGATTACTGCCACCAGCCCCACCTGCACCTGATGAAGCGCCAACACTATTGCTTCCATTACTACCTGCGCTGCCGTTAAAAGCAGCACCACCAACGCCGCCAGAATTAACAATAATGTACGCCGCACCACCGCCGCCGCCACTAGCCCAACCAGCGCCACCCCCGCCGCCACCAAAATAAACATTAGAACCAGAATCATAAGATGTACCAGCAGCGCCAAAATTTCCACCAAACCCCGCAGTTTCTCGTATAAAAGAAGTTGTAACAGTTGCAGTTGCACCCGTGCCACCGCCACGACCACCAGTTGCAGATACAAAACCACCAAACGATGATGTGCCTCCGGTTGCTCCAGAAACGGGTGTACTAGAAGAACTACCATTACCGCCGTTGCCGCCAGAACCAACAGTTACTGCAATACTTGCGCCGGGAGTTAAACCTACAACTAACACTTCTTGAACTAACGAATTTCCACCAACTTGAGCGCCAGCATCTGCTGCGCCACCTTGCCCACCGCCACCGCCACCAATAACAGTTGCATACACGGCAGTCACCCCTACTGGCACAGTAAATGTTCCACTTGCCAAAAACAATTGCTGGAAATTTCCAACAGGTAGGCTTACTGCGCCTGTGGCACTATTAACGCTAGTAACACCGCCGTTTGCCGCAGTAGTTGCATTGGTTGCATTGGTTGCGTTTGTTGCCGTAGCTGCGTTACCAGAAATGTTGATGCCCCATGTACCAGAAGCATCGTTGCCAGTTCTTGTCGGCACGTTAAGGTTTGTTCTTGCCGCAGCTTCAGTAGACGCTCCCGTGCCTCCGTTGGCTACAGGTACAGCGTTTACAAGACCGTCAGTAGCGTCTAGTTGACCTGCTGTGTTGAGGTTGTTCGCAAGTTGCGATAGGTTAAAGGATTGGGTCATGTGATGTCCTTATGCTGCGCCATCTCGGGCAAAAGTTTGTTGATTTAGAAGGGTTAAATTGTTGTTGAATGCTGTGGTCAAAATGTAATTTGCCGAACTCGCAGTGTAATCATATGACGCACCTTGTGCAAGTAAAGCACCATTGGCATAGATTTCCAATGACAACGGATTGCTTGTAAACGGATATGTTGTTTGACCTGCTGTTGAGTATGCAGTGACGTTAACCACGTTTGACGCTGGCACGTTCAAGTTGTTTGGCGCAAACAAAATAACAGTCATGTTTCCTGTCAATGGCGCAGGGAATCCATCAATTGCCAACCCGGTAATGTTGTAGTCAATCTCATTGATCTGAAGACCGTTTACATAAATTGATTCAGCGCCGTTTTGGATTGCCCATGTTGTTGGCGTGTATGTTGTGGCAGCGGTTAGGTTTTCGCTATATCGACTAAACGGAGCATAGCTAGAACCAGCCGCCCGTGCAATAAACACTTGATTGCCAGCAGTTGCACCAGCAATGGTGGTGGTAAACGTAATCACTTTGGTTGTGGTGTTTATGCTTTGAACAGCATATTGCGTTGGTGTTCCTGTATCTGTAAAAGTCAGGTTGTCTCCAACATTTATGATTTGCCAAGGAGCATTGTTATATATGATTGTGTTGCTTGTACTAGACGCAATTGTCATGTTGGTTTGAACATACGATGCAGCAGTGCTAACCCCACGCATATAAAATACAACGATAACTTCACCAGCAGCGCAAGATGTTGTCATAACAACAGTAGTTGATGTTTCAGAGTATTCGCTTGTATCAAGCAAAACACCATTTCTAAACACAAGAATCCAACCAACAGTATGCGTATTGCTAAACGTAGTCTGTGCAGAAGTAGCTGTATATACAGTTTCTGTATAGAAGAATTCATCTTGCTCAAGAAAGCCAACGACACGCCCATAAACGTCTACAGTCAATGTAGCAGCAGTAAATGATTTTGTATAAATGCCCGTACCAAAATTTAAGAACGATTGCAAGTTAACTTGCATTTGTCCACTTTTGTTATTGGTAATAGACAAAAACCCATCGTTTTGTTGTTTGCCAGAAAATCCATTAATAATAACTTGACCAGTTGATTGGTCTAAGTCAATAAAACTTTGAACTCCACCAGACGGGTCAATCAGTCCTGACCAAACTGTTGAATCATAAACAGATGTTTCGCTTGGAACAAAAGAGCCGCCAAGGTTAACGTATCCAGCATTACCTACTGCAAAGCTAAATTTCCTGTTGCTACGGTTCGCATACAGCAAATAATTATCAGCAGATGTTCCAAAATTTACGGGTGACAAGTACCACTCATAAAGTGTTGGGTCTGTGCCGCCGTTTGCAGTCACGTTGTTGTACAAACCGTAATATGCTTTGTTTCGAGGGCTAAAGCTAAAGCCAGATGTGCCTGTTGCATTATCCGCATAGGCAACAGCAATGTATCTGTCTGTGTATTGAAATGTTGTTGGCTTCCAAACAAATACAGTGCTTGCTGGTGAATATTCGCTGTTGGCAATTGGATTAACCAAGCGAGAAAACAGATACCAATTACCAGCAGGGATTTGCAGGTTGACTGTTGGTAATGGTAATGTTTGACTAGCAGTATAAGGAACACCGTTGCTAGGCAGTGATGTAGTCCCGCCAAGCAATCGTTGCGTTGCGGTTGGGCTTGCAAATGCGGAATACCAAATTTCGGCATATGTTGCAAAACTAGCGGAAGTCATAAATGGCTGCACGTTAAAGCTAGGAACAGCAGCATTAGGAAAGCTAGAGGTCACTGTAGGCGCTGGAACAGGGCCAAAGTAGGATGGGTCAGGCAGGTCTGAGTTAGGGGCTGGAATGTACTTTGTAATGTCTTGATCGTCATACACTTGCGAGTTGTATTCGTTCAACTCAAAAGATGCGCCAAGGTTACCATCAGGAAGCGACACTTCAGACACACGCATCACCCTGAATGGCTTGTTAGACCATCCATAAGATGAGTTGGTCACAGTCACCACATCACCAGCGTCAACCTGAATGCCGACATACGCTGTGCTGAAACTGACAATCAGGTCTTCACGGGCTTGCTCAAGGATTCGTGTTGCAAGGTACTGAGCCTGAACCGAATCGTTGGTCATCGCAAACTGAACCGACTGCTTGTTAATTGGTTCGTTCGGATACAGCAGACCTGCTGGAGTTTCAATATAGACAAAATCAGATTGGTCACGGTTGTCGCCGCTAGGAAATTCGGCTTCAATCTGGTTGACGCTGCTTGTAATGTCGTAAGCACTGACTCTAATTTCACCAACAATTGAATCGTCATCAAACGCATATGCTGTTGACGTATCCTTGTTAATGACAATGCTCCATTTGCCTTGCGCTGCGTTGTATTGATTCCAAGAATCGCACACAATCATTATTGAGTTGATGTTGTTCAGACATGATTGCCCTGTATCAAGCACACCGTTAATGCGGTAACGAGGTTGTGTTTGTGCGCCTGTTGTATCTGTGTAAGGTATTACGCCATCAGAGTAGGTGTTTAATGCTGTGGCAGATGCAGAATCTACCAAGTCTGCTGGCATAGCGCCGCCATACTTTTCGTTTGTAATGTAGTCATACCAAACGTCACCCGGCTTTGCTGCACCAGTACTGTTAAGGTAATGGCTTACAGAATAAGTAAGCGTCTGCATACTTGTAGTTTCTGCATCACGGTTGTAATTCATTTTTACAATCGCAAAAGCAAGACCATTCATTTGACGGTTAGTTGCCGACCACCGCAACTCAGATGGCAAGTCAGAGCCACCCATGTAAGTTGATGGAGCAGATGCGCCATTGGCAGAAGTTATAACACCAGCCTCTGTTGACTTGTATAACGCTATAAACAAGTTGCCACTAACCTTGGTGTCTACGTTACCTGCGCTGTCAGTCAAGCTAACGACCTTGGTTTGATCTGTGCCATCAAGAGTAATCTTGCGATCACCCCAATACATATCTGATAAATCAAAAGAAAATTGACCGTTAGGGCTAATGTGCGAAATCGCAAGAACGTAGTACATCGTCTTAGCATCAGTGCTAAGAGCCGCATCAACAAACGAACCACCCATGTACGCATCACCGTACACCACCGGAATGCTGTTTGTTGACGATGGTGGAACTTGCTGACGCACACCGTTATCTACTGCTTGATTGCCGCTTGCATCAGGCGCAAAGGCGCGAGACAGCAATGAAGACACAGCAAAGTTAATTGCAAAAGCAGCCGCTGCTCCATAAGCAGTCAAAACACCAGCAGCCGTTACAAAAGTTCCACCAGCAGCAGCTAGCGATGCAACAATGATTGACCCAACCATAACTATTCCTTCACGAAACTAGCGCCGACAGCTTTGTATCCACGCTTTGTGTAATTTATCAATGGGCCATTTGCTGAAACTGATGTGTAGGCGCAATGTATAGCACCATCATTAAGCAGTTTACTGGCTATCTTGTCGTATTCAATCCAAAGTTTTCCACCAACAAGATTGTTTCTGTGTTCATGGTCTACCCACCACAACAACTCATGCAATTCAACAACGTCAGGACACCAAATGTTGTTTTGCTTAATCGCAATTAATGTTCCGGTCATGTGCTTATCAATCAAGATAAACCCGCGACCATTGATGACGGAAAACAACAATTGTTCAACATGCTTTGGTGAATGTTTTGTTGTGTCGCCTAGAACGTCTACAGGGTACTCTTTTGAGTAAGCCTCTACAAACTCTAGCAATCTTGGAATGTCGTATCTTGTCGCAAGTCGGATCATATGCCGAATCGTCTTTGTGATGGTGCTTGTGTAACTGCTTGACTGCCTGATGTTGGCTCACCACCAAAGTCAAAGTATGACCCTGCAATAGATGGCACACGGTTCATGCTGTTGTCGTTTGGATAGAAGGCTTGCCAAATCTTAGGCGTAGTGCGAACACCGCCAACCCTGTTTTCCAAAATCGTGCGAAAAGAAGCACACGACAAACCAACTGTTGCCACGCGAATACGCATCTGCTCGTTCCAATCCTCAGTGATGGAATAGTTAGAAACAATGCCCTGATAGCGTTTAAAGAACTGCAAAGTAGGTGTTGTAATGATCTGATTGTTTGAGTCCATAAAGCCACGCCAAACCTCAATGCGCGATCCTTTAATGTCAGACCCCAAAACGATTGATACGTTTGTTCCATCAACACCTGTTAACGAAATGCTCAAGTCAGAACTGTTGGCTTTGATGTCACGTTTAATATCAGAAAGCTGCAACAGACTGCCAAGGTTTGTAAAGGTGATGCCATCTACGGTAATAGGTGCAGCAGCATTGCAAAAGGTGTAGGTGTTAGACGGCATTGTTAGCCGAATAAACTCGCCATGTCGGATAGACGAACTATCCAACGCTGTCATTGTCGTACTCATGTAATGTCCTCTCTAAATACAAACGCATCATCCCAATTCACAAGTGCGCTTGCTGGATATGGCGTTAGTGTATAGGTAGGACACTTTTCTGCCAAGACCGTAAACGTGCAATTGTTGCCGCAAGCTACAGCAGCGCCAGATACAGGCGAACCAATAACAGGTCTATGAATGGACACAGTAGCAGTTGCACCAGTGTAGGGTACGTCAGCAGTGATCTTGTAGCTGTAGCCGCCAATCATTATGAAATCACCAGCCTTAAAAATAGCGCCAGTAGATGCAGGTAAATTAGCCAGCGACAAGGTTTGTGAGTTGGCGGCAGGTGTAGCGCCTAGCGTTACAGTCGTTGGGGTTGTAGCAGCACCACCTTGATACGCAGTAAACCACCGCAAGTTGTCGCTGTTAAACGTAATGGTTTCTGGCAACTGCCTGTCAAGATTGTCAATGGTTTGGATGATTTGACGAGAAGTCGCATAAGCCAAATAGTTGTGCGGAGAAACAGTGAACACCCAAGGCACAGCAGTCAAGTATTGAGCCACACGCATTTGACCAGAACGGCTAACCTGCTGGCCTACCGTTCTGCGGTTGTTAACAGTCATTGATTGTTGCACCTGAAAAATGGTTTGGAATGACATTAAGTTCTCCCGAAATTAGTAGACAGGTTTTTGTTGGCGTACTGGTTAGCCGCCCAAATAGTGTTTGAGCTACCAAGCAAGCGATCTTCAAACGACTTAACGTCAATGGCGTTAATGTAGTTGTTTGTGACGTTGGTGGTGCTGCCCATGCCCATCTGGTTGTTCGGAATGATTGTCCCAGAGCCAGATGGCATAAACAACTCTGGCCCACGTTCACCCACGATGTACGGGCTACCTGCGCTTACAGGGCCACCAGTAGCTTTTTCCGTTACTCCCGATGCCTGATAGACATTTGCAAACCAGCCATCATTTGATGCGTTAGGGCCAGTTGCAATTCCAAAAACTCCTTTTAGAAAACTTAAAGCAGCAGCTTTCATTTGGATTGCAATTAAACTTTGTATAGTGTCACGGGCAAAGTCTTTCATGCTCAACTTGCCTGTTTTAACAAAGTTGTCAATGGCAGAAGACATGTTACTAAACACAGTATTAAATATTTCCCCTGTGCGTTTGCCAGATTCTTCTATCGTGACAAGACTTTTTGCAATTGCTTCTTGCTTGTTAAGGTCTTTAAGTTGGGATTCTGATTTGTCTTCTCTGTTTTCAAGTTCTTTACGCTTTCTTGCATATTCCAAAGAAATTTGCGCTAACTTTTGCTCAGTTTCTGTTGCGTAAATCAATTGATATTTAAGTTCAAGCGACTTGCGTTGAAATTCAAGTTCTTCAGTCTGGTTGTATGCGCCCAAATCTGCTGTTTCTCTTGCTTTACTTTTACGAACAAACTCATCATCAATGTCTTTTTGGTAAGCAAGTTTTTCTTCTTGTTCTTCCATGTACTTTTTAATTTGAATTTGCTTTATTTTTTCAGCAGTTTCAGTAGCGATAGCAATAGATTTGTTTTTGTATATTTCAAGGTTTTGCGATGTAAATCTGTTGTCTTCTTGAATGTTTTTGGATTTCATGTCAAGTTGAGCGTCAGCCAATTTTTTAGCAGCATCTATTTGAATAGTCTGTATTTCGTTGGCGCTTTGTTTAGCAACTGCAAATTGTGCTTCTGCTTGTGCTTTTGCCAATTCTGATGCTTTGGCTATGCCCATTGGCCCATACTTGTCTTCATCACGAATGTTTTTTGCATTTTCTGCTGCGGCTTTTGCTCTTGCTTTTGCAGCCTCGTCCTCCATTAACATAGATTTAAGCAACAATTTTCTTTGCTCAAGCAATCCATTTAACTTGGCTTGATTTTCATCTTTTGCTTGCTGCATTCGATTTGTGGGCGAATTCATAGCCGCAGTAGCTAAAGCAATTTCTTTATTTAGCTTCTGTAAATCTTGGCCTTTATCGTCACGACCCCAGCCCATCATGGCATCCCATGCCCCTGAAGCGGCTTTACCAAGCAATTTCCATCCTTCTTCAAAATACCCAAGTTCGCGCCGTGAGGTCTGAAAACTTTGATTTAGCAAAGTGGATTGCAGCCGTATGGACTCTTGCAACTGACCTTGCTTTTCCAAAGCCTTAATGTTCTTGTATTGCTCAAGCGTCAGGAAATGATATTTGTCATTCAGTTGCTTTGCAGAACTTGCTGTTCCATCTAGCAATGGAATAAGTGTTTCAGCGGCTTTTGCAGCATCAACACCAGCAAGCTTGGAAAAACGCAGAATAACTTCACCAACAGCCTGCATGGATGTGTGCGTGTATTTTCCAGTTGCAGCCAATTGCTGCATTAAATCTCTTGCATCTCCAATAGCTACGTTTGTTTTTTCGGAAAGTACATTACCAAGATTTAACAGGCCAGTATAAGTAACGCCAGCAAAACCACCAGTCAAAGTCATTGCCGATTTGAATTCTTCCAAGTCTTCTTTGGCTTTGTAAAAGGCATACCCGACACCTCCAACAACAGCAGCAACAGAACCAAGGCCAACGCTAAACGGAGTAAATAAAGACCCAATGGCTTTGAACATATTGCCCACGCCACCCATTGTGTCCTTCAACTGACCGCCCTGTTGTATAGCGGCAATGAACGGGCTTTGACCAGAAGCAATCTGCGTAAAGAAGTCAGTAGTCTGATAGGTAAGGTTGATCTTCTGTTGCTCGTTCATCTTGAACTGAGCGCCAGCCATGTTTTTCACTGCGTTAGCTTTTGCATCATAAGCAGCAGCCTCTTTACGCAAAATTTCAATCAAAGAGCCTTCAGCACGTTGATAACGTCCAGCTTTAATTTCTCGCTCAACCTGCTCCACTTTGGTCAGAGTCTTGCCGTAGTCTTCTGTTGCATAACGCAAAGCAACAATGTCTTTAGCTGCGCTATTTGAGTCACGTTCTACTTGCTTAGTAAAACCGTGAAAAGTCTCTTTAGCTTTTGAAATCTTGACTTCAAGTTCTGCCGTATCAACGCCAAGAACAATACCAAGTCGAGCAATATTACTTGAGGCCATTATTTTCTCCTTCTTGCCATTTTATTCGCATACGATATCAAATACGCAGAGAAACTTGTTTTAAAGTTGTTGACAACTGACTCTGCGTTTTGCTCAATAGCTCTACGCAAAAAAGGTTGTGCTGGAATTTTCTTAGTGCCAAACTCTTGAGCCAGAGATACCGCGCTGCGCTTTACAGAGACAACTGCAATAGCTGCATCAGACTGGCTTACATAAATTGATTGCAAGTCTCTTTTTGTTGGAATTCTTGCATCCAAACGAACAGTATCTCTTAAATGAATTGGACTTTTTTCTGTTCTTGGCGATGGGTCATATGGAGCAGTTGACCTGACTTGATCTGCAACAGGCGACATTGCATCTTTTGCTGCTTTGACAATAGTTGCTCTTGCCGCAGTATCGGCACGATGAATGTCCATTAGTTCAGAAAGTTTTGCCTCAAGGTCTTCCATGCCCTCAACGCGAAACATCCTGTTTTTGCCATCAGGACTCCAAGAAGCCATACTATTCTTTCAGGTAAGCCTCCGAACCCGGTCTAGTAGTCAAGAATGCCATCAATTGCTTGCTGGCTTGCTCTTGCTGTTGTTCCTTTGTCAGCGGCGGGACAATATATTCGTGTGTTGATGGAAGAACATCTTTCATCGTAAACGGTCTTGTTGTCTTCTGTATTTTCGAGTTTAAGTTGCCTGTGGTCAAGGAACTTAAAGCCAGCAAAATAGCTTTGTTTCCTAACATACCATCCGACAACATAATCTCGATATTCCGCATATCGTCTACAGGAACATCATCAGGACACCCACCATTAGCGTAAACATACGCTCTGGCTTGCAGGTGAATGTCCCAAATTAGTTTTTTCGAGAGTCCTTGTAACCGGGCTGAATCGCCTCAGAGATTTTGGCAAGGACTTCCAACTGAACAGCAGTAGGCCATTCAGCTTCAATGTCTTCATAAGTGATTTCATCAAGCGTTCCATTTACCGGAACAAGAAGCCTGATGTACTCAACCATTCGGTTTTCCATCTGTAAGATGGTTTGAACAAGTTCTTTGGTAGAGCGCCCTTCAACAACCACATCGTCATCCGTTACCACAATGCCTTCAATAGCCTGTGATTGACGAAACGAGGATGTCATCTTGTCAAAGCGTTTTTGGAATTCGGCTTGGTCAAACTTCTCAATGCGCTCTTGCATAGCATCAAGTTCTTTTGTCAGCGGAACACGAACCTTGAAGTTGTATCCAGCAAGCTCAAAAGACTTGGTACGCAAATTGGGGATTTCGCCAAAGGCAGATGTGAGTTTTGTCATGGTTTATCGTGTAGCTTTGATGATCTTGTGGTAAATCGACTCATTGATAGAAATGGCGTAATCCACCACTTCATCAGGAGTTAGTTTATCAGCATAATTTTTTGCAATTTCGTGTGCAAGGGCAATTGCTGTAATTCTCTGCTGTTGAAACCCAAACCAATTCTTTGAAGAATCGGATTGGGCTACAAGGAAGTTTAGAAGGTCGTTACTGTCTTTTACTATCATGTATTTTTACTCTGTTGTGTCTGGAGGGACTTCTTCAATGACTACCACAGGGGCAGTCACGTTGTACTTCTTCAGCAAAGCCAAAGCAATGGCTTCTGCTGTGTCAGGTTTGGCTGTGGCCTTGGCAAGCTCCGCAGCATCCACCACCATGCCACGGGCAACAAGATTAATGTCGCCGTAGCTGGTCACAATTGCTTCGATTGCGTCTGAGACTTTCATCAGTTGTTCGACCAGCCGTACTGGTTGCCCCGTGGATGAATAGTAAATGTGCATTTGGCTTCAGCGCCGGGTGCAGAGTCAATTTGGAATTGACCAACACGACCGTTGAACGCATAAGCAACAGTGTTTGTGCTTTCAACTGCTGCGACCACGAAAGTGCGGTCAACAACACCAGAGTAAGCGTCAGCACGAATCTGCAACAAGGCTGCGTCAGACGGGTTCCAAGCAGCAGTAATGGTCATGCTTGTAGGAGCCGCTTGCACAGGAATCTTGTCGCTTTGACGCGAACCAGCAACACCAAAACTTGCTACAGCATCATCTTGACCAAAGGCAGGGATGGCCTCGACAGGCACAGCAACACCAGCGCCACCTGTACCGTTGGCTGAAGTGCCCACGATAGTGGTTACTTGAGCAACCCACACAGACAAGTTAGCGGTTGTCAATGGAGTTGGAGTAGCAGCCGATTGCATCCACAACGATGCGGCAAAACCGGGAAGAACTTTTGCAGGGATAGCCATGATGACTCCTTAAGCGTTGTTAGACCAACCGTACTGATTGCCACGGGGATGGATGGTAAATGTAGCCTTGGCTTCTGCACCGGGAGCCGAATCTACTTGGAACTGGCCTACACGCCCGTTAAAGGCGTAATAAACGATGTTTGCACCTTCGGTTGCCGAAACAATGAAAGTGCGGTCAATCACGCCAGAATAGGCATCAGCACGCATCAACAGCAAGTTGGTATCAGCAGGGTTCCATGCAGCAGTAATGGTCATGGAAGTTGGTGCAGCCTGAACGGGAATCTTGTCAGACTGACGCGAACCAGCTACGCCGAAACTAGCAACCGCATCATCTTGACCGAAAGCAGGGATTGCTTCGACAGGAATTAGGTTGCCGCTAATAGCAAGTGGCCCAACACTAGCAACCAAGGACAACTGTGTAATTGTCAAAGGAGTAGGTGTAGCTCCGGGTTGTGCGTACAAAGCCGCGCTAAAACCGGGTAGAACTTTGTTTGGTAAAGCCATTTTGAGTATCCTTTAAGAGTTGAACAATTGTCTTGTTTTACGCCGGGATGTCAATGGTGCAATCTAAAAAGATTTGCGCCATCTTTTCCTCATCGTTATAACTGTTGTACAGCCACATAACGTCAGCCTTGGAAATGTAAAAACCATCTGCTTGGCTTCCGAAAATCCCGCTGTACCCATGCAAGGCTTGCAGAATCTGATTTGAGATTGTAAATCCATCTTCAATTTGTTGAGTAAAGATAGAAATCTGGAATACAGGACGATCAATGCCTTTGTTGCTTTGCTGTGTTCCCGTATATACAGGTTGATGCACGTTACGCAGCATCCAAGTAATGAACTTGGGCTGAGTCGCAAAGTTACGGTTAAAAGCCGCATACACAGGCACAGGCGTGACAATGTTAGCCAGTTGATACTGGATGGCCTTACCGTAAACAACAGGATTGAGTTGTGCTGCCATTAGACCGCCGTAACTGGATCAGAGCGATAGCACAAGAGAGTAACGGTCATTCGATCATCGGATTCCCGCACACTATCAATACGCCAATCTTTTCCACGATATGTAATTGAATACAAATTTTGATTGTCTACAATTAACTTGGTGTTTGGTGTGTAGTTCATCGTTAGATTAACCATGTCTTGATACAGCCGATACTTATCAGCAATCTTCAGACTGTTAGAAACTGCTGAAACTCTTGCCCGTGTTGCAAACCACAATGCCTGAACAGTCGCAGACTCACCAAACGCCGACTTGGTAAAAGTCAGATTGTTGATGTTGATGTTTTCAAAACGAGCAATTGACATTTACATCACCAGCGGTTTGTAACTGCGTAAAAGCGTAGTCACGCCAAACGGAATGTCTTTTAGCCTTGTCTCTGTGGCATTGGCACGGTTGTTATACAAGTGCGTAAGCAACAACAAGCCAGCTTGCTTGATGACCGGGTAAGCCGACAATGGATTTGAAACAGTTGTGTAAAGCACATTGATTGGCGCAGTCATCACCGTATTAATGTTTGTCG